CCCCCTCCCGAGAGGTGTGGGCCACAAACGGGTTCGCCCCGAGGGGCGATTGACACCAACCACGATGCAACACGCGTGCAACCCAAGCAAGGGGTGGCCAATCACGTGCCCCGCCGTGGCCCACGCAAATGAGTTTGCCCCCTAATCGCCGCCGTGTCACGTTCTAGCGTTCTCAACCCCTCACTAACTCCACCGTCCCCCCATGCTTGGCGCAATCACATTTGCGTGGTTAGCTATCGCTGAACCAACCACGGCACACCCATCGAGGGGGTCAACCCTTGGCAACGAAATTGCACGTTCGCGCCGAGTACCTACGCTGTCGCACGTGGGGCCACGCGTGGGAGGAATTCATCCCCCACGGGTCGCGCCCATCGTGGGGTGAATTGTTCACCTTGCGATGCGTGCGGTGTGGGATGGAACGTTTCGACACCATCAACGCCCTCGGCCAACTCGGGGCGCGGCGCTACAACGCCCCCGAGGATTACGCGCTCCCCCTCGATGAGACTCCCACCCGTGACACGTTCCGCGTTGAGTTGGCAAGTGTGTTGCGCGGCAACGGGGCAGTGTCATCGACAACGAAACGGCGCGCCCGCGCCCGCTAACGAAAGGGTCAACGATGCCGGGGACGATGAGTCAAGCGCGAGCGCCACGCCCGTGCGAGGTGTGCGGGCGCGAGGTGAGTGGCAACAACTACGCGCGCCACCTCACCACCCACGATGAGAACGCGCCACCCCCCAAGCGCCCGCGCCGCCGCAACCCCCAAGCGCCCACCACCACTAAGGGCATCGGGCGCTATCTCCGCGCGTTGGAATCGGGCGAGGGGGAGCGCGTCAACCTCGGCGCCTTGCCCGAGTTCCCCGCGGTCACTAGTGACCCCGAGGTGGTCGAGCGCGCCATCGTGGCATTGCGTGCCCGCGGCGATGAGGGTGGCCCCATCGCCCGCCTCAAACGTCAACAACGCATCATTGACCTCACCCACGCGGTGGAGACGTTGCGCGCCACTAGCAACGGCAATGACCCCCGCGCGTTTTTCATCACCCACGGCGCCGAGTGGGCGATGGCCAACGGCATCGGGTATCACGCGTTTCGCTCGATGGGTGTGCCCGCCTCGGTGTTGCGCGAGGCGGGGATTGCTCGCACGCCCGAATCGTGAGCGATGCCCCGCGCGCCATCCCCGTCGCAATCCACCGTTATCGCGTGTTGTTCGGGGACGGGGCAACCGTCGATTACCTCGCCCACTCGCACAACAGTGATGTGCGGGCGCTCATGCTCGATGAGCACTACGGCAAACGCGCCAAGGGCAACCACGATGACCGCATCGAGGGCATCGTTGACCTCGGCGTTGCGTACCAACACACCCCCGCCGAACCCACAACGGCGCGGCGAACGCGGCAGTCTCGTTAGCGCGAGTGCCCCCGCAACCCCGGTGTCGAGGTGTTGCCCTTGGCGCGCCCCACGGTGGCCACCGCACCGCCCGTGCGGGCGCGAGCAATCTTGCCCATGCGCGCGTAGCTCCCCCCGGTGTTCGATTGGGAGGCGCGGGCGAGGGCGTTGCGATGCAACCCCAACCGTTGGCGCTCACCGATCCCCGCTTTGCGCGCTTGCGCCTTGGTGGGCATCGGGTAGGCGCGCCGTGTCGGGATGGCGAACGCCGATCGGGGCAGGGCGTTGCGTTGCTTGGCGGTCAATGCCATGGGGCACCCCCTCGGGTCATCATCGGCGCACCCCGAGAATCGTGAGCGCGTAGGCGATGGCGATAACGCCCACCTCACCAATCAACCACCACCCTTGTGCCTCGGTCATGGTGTGACCCCCTCGGTGGGCGCCTCGGGCACGGGGGGTTCGGGTGGGGTTGGTTGTGGGGGCGGTGGCGCGGGGGCGCTCACATCGCCACCGGGGGCGTGCACATCGGGCATTTCAGGTTCGGGCGAGGTGAGGGCGGCGCCGTGCGTGATGCCGGTGCCGAACACCTCGGGTGCCGGGTCGGTGGGTGTGTTGGTCATCGATGCCCCCTTAGTAGTGGGTGTCGAGGTTCAACGCGAGGTCAAACCGTGACGGTGTGAAATTCCACGCCATGCCCGCAATCTCGGCCACCGTGAGCATGAACGCATCAGGCGAGTCACCGAGGGGCGGTTTGCGGTCGACCACGTTGATGAGGTCGCCCGCCCACAATCCGAAAAGCACCGCGTGATTGTTCGGTTCGGCGCCGAGGTCGATGGTGATGCCCCCGATGGTGGCGTTGCCGCCCCGCCATCGACCCACCAACGTTGTCGCGAGGTTGGGCAGGGTCGAGGCGTGCGTGGTGGGGGTGAGGTCGCCGCGCTCGACCGATTGCAACCCGTACACCTCGATCGATAGTTCATCGCGCGCGGTGTAGGCGGTGGGGCCACTCGCCACCACCGCCTCGCCCGTTGTCGCGGTGTACCCGGTGGGCGGTTGCGGCGCGGTGTAGGTCAACGTCACCTCATTGACCACATCGTCACCCGAATCATCGGCGGTCATATGACTCGCGCACACCCTCGGCAACTCGGGCGGCGCGGTGCCGGTGATGGTGCACGTTTTCAAATCGTCATAAATCAGATATGCGGTTTTCACCGCGTCATAGCTCGCATAGAACCCGGCAATGCGTTGGTACTCGCACGTTGCCTCACCGCGCACAAAATCGGTGGCGCCGATGCCCAACACCGTGCACCGGGTGGTGCGCCCCGCGCGCCACTCGCCCGTTTCCCACGTGAGCGTGCCGTCACGGGCGACATACACGCGCCCATCCTCGACCGCCGCCGCCGCTTTCATTTGTTCCAACACGCCCGCGTTGTCGAGCGTGCGCGCGTCGAGGGTGATGGTGCCCGCCGCGATCGAGTGCACACCCCACAACGGTGACCAGTAGGTATCGCTCAACATCGACACCCGCGCGCCGGTGAGTTGTTGTACCACCGCCCCGTCGAAATTCGCATTGCCCAACCCCGCGAAAAAATCGGTGGCATTCACCGTCACATCGGTCATGGGCATCGAGGCGTCGAGGGTGGCGGCGCGCCCCGCTTGCATCGTGCGCGCCCATGAGGTCACCAACCCGGTGAACATCGGCAACCACCCGGTGGCCATGGTGTGCACGCTCACTTGCACCCACGTGCCGGTGCGCACCCGTCGACCAGGGCCGAGAGGTGAATCTTCCAACCGCGGATCGAACATCCCCACCTCATCGAGAATGTTGAGCGTGCACGATGCCGCCTCGACCTCGGTGAATGAACCCGATTTGCCGTTGCGGAGTTGCGAACCCGTGACCACGCACGCCACGTCAACGTCATTGTTGGTGGCCAACGCGGGGTCGACAATGATGGCGTTGTACGTGGCGTAATGCGTGCTCACCGCGGTGTAGTTGGGTTGCGTGGCGGGCAATCCGTTGTACGCAATCAACCCCTCGCCCTCTTGAATGAACCGGAACACCACTCGGTACCCCGTGCCATCGGGCAACCACGCGGTGGGTGCACCCGAGGGGTTCGGCACCATCGTGCCGTCGCGTTCATAGGTGACGATCACGTGCGCCGCCACCCCGTGCCCGTGCGCCCGTTGACGCGTTCATAACGGCGCACGGCATCGATCACCGAGTGCCCGTTGACCCCACTCGGGAGGTTGATGACGATGGGCGCCCCGATACCGACCGGCACCGCGGCGGTGGTGCCGTACCCCATCACGCTGCGCGTACTCGATGCGGTCGAGGGGTACCCGCTCGCGCTCACGCCACCAATCTCGGGGATGTCGGGCGCGAGGGGGATTTTGTTGTACGCGCGTATCGCGGCGTTGATGATGTCGATGAGTCGATTGACCGCGGCGCGAATCGTGGCCACCACCCCATCGAACGCGCCTTGCACGATGCCCGACATACCCGCGAACACCCCGCCGATGTGGTCCGCGAACCATTTGAACGGCGCCAACATCGTTTCGCCCAACCCCGCGAGGATTCCCCCGATGTGATCGCGCACCCATCGGAACGGGCCAAGGATGGTGTCGGCCACCGCACCGAACACGTTGCGCATGACGCGGATGAACGCTTGCACGATGGCGATGATGATGGAGGCAATGCCGCTCGCGATGTTTTTGATGCCATCCCACGCTTGCCCCCACTGCAACGTGAGGATGGCGGTGAACACCTGGAAAATGCCTTGAATGATGCGCAACGCGCCCTCGACCACATCGCGGATGAGTTGCCACGCGATTTGCACTTGGCGCACGATGTTGTCACCGAACAACCCCCACAACGATTGAAAAATCGCGATGAACACGTTGGCGAGTTGCACGATGCGGTCGAACAACGCCACGAAAAACTCGGCCATCGCGGTGCCGACCCCGATGACCTCATCGGAAACTTGCGACCACGCGGGGCCGAACGTGCCCACCAACCAACCGACCGCCGCTTGCCCCGCCGTCAAAATCATTTGCCACGTGGCATCGATCAAATCGTGGAACGGTTGCCATTGAAAGTACGCAACCACCGCCGCGCCGCCCACCGCGGCGATGGCGGCGGCAAGCAATCCCCATGGGCCGAGGGCGCTACCGACCGACACCAACGTCGACACCAACCCACTCACCGCGGTGGAACCTTTGGCCGCGACCCCGAGGGCGCCGACCCCCGCCGCCGCGCCGCCCACGCTCGCGCCGACCTTGCCGAGTTGTTGTTTGTTGTCGGTGGCCCACTTGCCCATTGCTTTGAGGTTGGCAATCGCGGGATCGAATTTGCTCCCCGCGATGTTGGCGAGGCGGGCGAGGGCGCCCGTGAACGAATCGAACGCGCCGACCACTTGCCCCGCGCGCCCCGCGGTGAACGCATCGGTAAGCGTGCCCTCCAATCGCGCGAACCAATCGATGATTTGGGCGATGACGCCCGAGATTGCGGGCAACGCGGTGTCGACCAAGTACCCCACGATTTTTTCAAACACCGGCAACACCGCGGTGCCAACCGCCTCTTTGAAATTCGACCACCCGGTGGCCATGCGTTGCGTGGCGGTCGCGCTCGCCGCGGCGGCACCACCAAACTCGCCCTCGACCTCACCGAGAATGATTTTCTGCGCGCCGAGGATGTCGCCCGAGTCCTGCAACGTTTTGATCATTTTCTTTTGTTCTTCAGTGAACGTGACACCCGACCGCGTGAGTTTCGCCACACCCGCGGTGGGGTCATTGAGCGCCTTGCCGAGTTGCAACGCGGATGAGTTGAGGTCGGTGCCCATCACCGCGGAGAGGTCGGCGCCCGCTTTTGTCGCCCGCGCGAAAATGTCATTGCCCTTGCCCGTTTCGTTGCGCACGTTTTTGAACGTGAGCAACACGTTTTCGGCACCCGCGATCACCTCATCATCGATGCCGGTGACGTTTGACAGTGAGGTGGCGTAGGTGTCGATTTGCTTGGCGGTGACCTTGGCCGCGCCCCCCGTCGATTTGATGAGCGCGGCGGTCACCCGCGCTTTTTTCTGAGAATCCTCCGCCTCGGCAATCGCGCCTTTCATGAACCCGGTGACCGCGCGCGCCGCCGTCCCCACCGCGTGCAACGCGGCCGCGGTCACCGCGGCGGTGGCGCCCGCGATGACACCCGCACTCTTGCCCATTTTTGAGAGGTCGCCCGTGGCCGAACGCGTGGCCCGGTTGAGGTCAGACGCGTCACCGAGAAATTGAATTGATATCGAACGCGCCACGGGTCACGCTCCCCGTTTCACCGCGGGATCGATGCGCGCGAGGGCAACGTTGACCGCATCGGCCCACGTGCGCGTGATCCAATCCTTGCGGTGCTCGATGAGTCGATACACGTAGTAGTCAGGGCGGGTTTTCGGGGGGAATTGTGACCACCGCCCCGAGGTGCCGAAATTCGCACCGAGTAGTTGGTTGATGCTGGCACCGCCGCTCACCCCCGCCCTCCCCGCGCCGCCCACCGTCATCGACGGCACGCGGTCATTGCGGGCGCGCACGTGATCGAGTACGGGCGCCGCTTGCGCGGTGCCACCCCACCCGCGCAACCCGCCCGCGATCTCATCCGCGATTGCGAACGATGACGCGCGGAGTTGTTTGTTCACCTCGGGCGGCGCGCCTTTGAGCGCGGCCATGGTTTCGGTGAACCCGGTGACCTTGACGCCCACGCGTTTACCCATCGTGCATGCGCCTCGCGATGTCGAGCATGGTGGCGAGGTCGGTGGGGTGCTCATCCCACAACACCGAGGGGGCGATGCCCGAGAGCACCGCCAACTCGCTCACGGCGCGGGCGAGTCCCCCTCGGTAGGGGGGACATCACCGTCACCGAGGGGAGTGAAACTCACGCACTCCTTTTCGGTGAACGTTTCGTAATCGGTCGACCACAACCCCGAACGCTCCCCCGAGTGCCACACCATCCAGGCGAGAAATTCCATCATTTCCAAACCGCGCACGGCATCGTTGTCACCGGCATCGGCCATCGCGCGCGTCACCGGATCAGGCGATGCCAACCCGAGGTCGCGAAACCCGCGCCGTCGAAACGCCACAAAATCGCGGTTGTCGCACCGCACCTCATGGTGCTCGCCGTTGTCTAACTCAACGTCATATTGGCCGAACATCGGTCACCTCACGCGGTTGCGGTGGCGGGTTGTTGGTAGGTGGTCGGCGCCGAGGTGCCCGCGGTGCCGGTGGTGCCGGTGCCGTTGCGCAACGGCAACCCCGCCGAATCGGTGATGGCGGGGTAACCGAGAATCGGCAACGATGCCGAGAACGTCAACGGTTCGCCCGCGGTGCCACCAAAGTCACCCGCGGCCATCGAGCACAACCCGGTGGCACTCGGGTCAACCGCGCCGTCGAGGTACAACGCGAACGCCACTTGCTCCGCGTCGTTGATGAACGCGAATTCTGAGAACGATTCGGCCGCGCCCCAATCTTGCAACCCGTTGAGTTCCACCGTGAACGATGACGGCACGTTGATGCTCGACGCGGGTTCGCAAAACGTGGCGGGCACATCGGTGGTGTTCGCGCTCGCGGTGATGCGTGCCTCGGTGACTTGGCACGAAAAATCGGTGAGGGTCACCGGATCGATGGGCGCGGGCGCCACGGGCGGAGGTCCGAAACGCACCTCCGCGTTTTTGATGATTTTGACAACACGGGCCATGGGTCACCTCTCTCAAACGTGCATGAGCATGAACAACTCGCAACCGAACCCGTCGAGCGTTTCCAGGCGCCGAAAATTGCGCGCCTCTTGCACCACAAGGTTTGACCACTCATGCGCGGGGGGTTGCACCGCCTCGATGGCGTCGACCACCGAGTTGTCACCCGACAACAACGTTTCCAGGTTGCGGGTCGCACTTTCCTGGTCGGGGTTGGCCACCATCACCTCGACCACCCAATCGATGGCCACGCCCTCGACGGCGGCGGTCACGTGATACGTGAGCGTTTCGATGGGGCCGAACAACACCGCGGGGTACTCGGGTTGGGGTTCGGCGTTGGCGTACACGTTCACCGCGGGCAGGGCAGCGGTGAGCGCGTCACCGAGGGCGGCGCGGATGGCGCCGAGGTCGATGCTCACGCGAACGCCCACGCCCGCCACGGGTCGACCAACCGCTCGATGTCGGGATCGCTCGACCGAATCGCCACCGCGCCGATGTCCGCGAACCCCTCAAACCCGTTCACCGAGTTGCGGCGCCGATACACCGCGGCGGCACGCATGAGCATCGCGTGGGCGACGGTGCCGGGGAGCACATCGGGCGGCGCGTACCCCGCATCGACCATGCGCGCGGTCGACAACCGCCCGAGTTCATATTGCACGGCGGCGGCACAACACACGTCGAGCAACGCCAACGTGGTCGAGTCGGCCGCGTTGATGCTCAACCACTTGGCGAGGTCGGTGCCCACGGGCGGTTTGCCCGCGGGGGTGGTGGTGAGAATCGAACCCATGCCGAACGTGAACGTGGGCGCACCGACCTCGACCGCGGTGGCCCACGTCAACGCCACGGTATCGGTGCGTTGCGGCACATCGACGGGCGAGGTGGCGGCAAGGCGCACCGGCACCGTGCACCAATCGGCATACATCGTCGCGAGGTCGGTGACGGTGTACGCCACCCACACCTCGGGCACGCCCGCCCGCGCCACCAACAACGCATCACCCGCGGCCAACGCGGTGATGTCGGCGGTGAGGTCAACGCCCTCGATGTTGGTGAGCGCCATCGATGCGTGCGATGTCGGCACATCGAGTGCCACCGCCGCCGCGCCGGGGTCGCCCACCGTTATCGACGCGTCATAGGCGAACGTGCCGAGGTCGGTGGTCATTTACGGGCCAACGGGCGGCACATACGCGAGCGCCACCAACGCGTCGGGGCGCCGCACCGCGAACGCGGCGAATTCGTACACCGCATAATCGCGGCCGAGTTTCGACGGGTTGTCGGCGCTCAACGTTTGCACGCCCCCCGTCATCGAGGTGAACGCGCGCGACCAACCGACCACACCTTGGTTGGGGTCCATCCAGGGGTCGACCACCAACGTCAACCCGCGCACGCTCGATGCGTTGGGGTCGGTGATGTTGCTGGCACCCATCGGGTTCATCGGTGACACGTTGGGGAACAACGGGCGCCCCGCCGAGTCGACCGCACCCGCGATGCCCGCCCAAAGGTTCAACCCGATCACCGCCGCGTCGAGCACACCGCGCGCGGCGAACACAATTTGCGCGGCTTCGACAAACGCCCCCGCGATGTTGGCGTTGTCGACCGCCACGTGGTTGCCCACGGGGATCGCGGCAAACGCGGTGGCGATGGCGGTGGCGTCCATCCCCGCGGCCATTTCCTCGGCGTACAACTCCAACATCAACCCGAGGTAAGCGGGGTCGGTGCGTTGCAACACTTGAATCGACACATCCTCGCCACCGCCGAACGTTTGCACGTTGGCCACGCCCGACCCCACCGTGGTTTTGCGCGAGGGGATGTCGGTTTTCTCGGTTGCTTGCTTGCCCACTTGCGGGCGCGCGGTAATCGACGGGTAGTTGATGGCCATGCCCGTGTCGGGCAACGGGCGTTGTTCGTAAGCGGTGATGAACGGGCGCGCGGTGCCGATGAAATCAACAATGTCGGTGAGCCACTGCGGGGGGAGCAACCCCGGCACATCGGGCGTGGTCACATCGGCAAACGCGCGGCGGCGCTCACGGGCGTTGACCATGCGCGCGATGTCGGCACGGGTGGTGTCATCGACCTCGCCCGCGGCGAGGGCACGCGCGTACGCGCCGAACGAATCCCACTCGCGGGCGATGGGCGTGCGGCGCACGTTGTTCAACGTGGTGTCGAGGTCACCCGGCACACCGCCCAACAACTCGGCCGCGCCGCGCATGCGGTTGGCCATCCCCGCCGCTTGCTCGATGCGAGGGCCGAGAGATTCCAACCCGTCATTGAGCGTGGCGAGGTTGGCCGCTTGCTCATCGGTGGCGGCGGCACCCTCATTGCCCGCAATCTCATCGGTGAGGGCGCGGATTGCCTCTTGCGTTTCGGTGAATTGGGCGCGGAGGGTTTCTAAGAGTTGCACGGGTTGCCCCCTCGGGGTTTGGGGCCACTGCCCAACGATGCATGCGGGGCCACTGCCCTCGACCTCGGGGGGCCACTGCCCGCACCCGAGGGTTTGCGCGCATCGTACCGCGCTAGTCAACGTGCGACTAGTGGCCCGATGGGTGGCGGCGGTCGAGCGCGACCCGCACCGCGTCACCCACGCCCTCGATGCCGACCAGGATGGCGCCGACCACCACCAACGCGATGTCGGCACGCCCGCTCACCGTTTCCCAAACGAGAATGAACCCACCGAGGGCCACGCGCACGGGTGCGGTATCACTCATCGGGCAACGTGAGGGCAAGGTTGCGTTGCGAACGCTCGATGAGCGCGGCGAGGTCGGCCGCGCGTTGCAATTCCTCGGGGGTGGGTTCGGCCACCCACAACGCCCGCACCGCGATGATGCGGGCATCGTCCCCATACTGCGGGCGCAATCGATCGATGAGTGAGAGTTCACGGGGCACACCGCGCGTGCGCCAGATCACACCCGTGGCCGAGTCGCGCTCTTGCTTATCGCTCGCATAGGTGAGCGAAACCCCGTTGAACCGACCCGCGCGCGCAAACTCAAGCGCGGCGTCACCGGGGGGCGTCTCATCGGCCACCGCGGTGAACGTCAACCCCTCGACGGTTTCGGCAAACGATGTGCGCCCCACCCGCACGGTGCCGTGGTCAACGCGCACCTCATTGACGTTGCCCACCGCGCGCAACCCCCGTTCAAACGCGCGCACGCGCCACCCCTCGACATAGAACGTGGCGCCATCGTCATCGCTCACGGTGTAGGGATGATCCCACCGCAACGCGATGCCCTCGATGGTGCGGCCGACCACCTCGACCTCAGTGGGGAGTGCGCGCGTGAATTCTCGCATGGTTAGCTCACCTCGGCGGGTTGCGTGGGGGTTTCGGTTTCACCCGGTGGCACATCGGTGCGATCGCGGAACGGCGCATCGGCCCACGGGCCGAACAACGGCAATCGGTGAATGTTGCGCGCATCGTTGAGCGTGAGTTGCCCCGACCGCAACCCCACCTCGGTTGAGTTGATGCGGGTGGCGGTGTCGGTGCGCAAGAGGTTTTCCACGTTGAACATCATCGAGCGCCGCCCCGGCAAGAGGTCGGCCCACGTTTGTTCAAACCGGCGCAACCACGGGCCGACCGCGTGCGTGAGGCGCTCGATTTCGCGTTGCTCGCGGTTGGCGTAGGTCAACGTGGTCGAGGTCGAGCCAACCGCCACTGTGAGGTCGGTGGGGTCGAGCAAAAACATGAACGCGATTTCGGCAATGCCGAGTTGCGTGCGTTGCAAAAATTGCGCGTCGGCGGGCGAGAATGACAACGGGGCCACCGTCATCGACTTGGGCAGCACCGCGGGGCGGCGCACGCCCGAGGCGTGGCGTGCAATCCACGCGGTTTGAATGTCGTCAGCTTGCTCGCGCGTCAACTCGGGGCGGTCGACTTGAATGATCACCGAGTTTTCGGCCGCGGTGCGATAGGTGGCCGCGCCGAATTCGTTGACTGAGAAATACTCGCCCCACGCGCGACGAAACGCCTCGATGACCCCGATGCCCCACAACCCACCGGGTGAGGTGTGGCCGCGCACGTGCGTGACCTCATCCCACGCGAACGCCTCGCCCCCGTACCCGTACACCGGCAACCCGTCGATGAGTGCCATGGTGACCGCACTCGGGTGCACCGGCATCACTTGGCGCGCAAACCCGGTGGTGGGGTCGACATCGATGTTGATGCCGATGAAATTGCCGAACAACAACACCGCGGTGAACGCTTGCACCCAATACTCATGCGCGGTGAGAAACGCCCACGGGCGTTCCACCACGTTGCTCGACACCTCAACCCGCTCACCTTGCGAGTCAAACTCGATGGGCGGCGCGCACGATGCCGCCGCGTTGGCGATGAACCCAAAACATTTCCACGCCGCGGGAACACCCGTAATCGTTTTCTCGGTGGCCACCCCCGACATCGCGCGCATCGGGGTGGGCCACCCGGTGGCGGGGTCATTGTTCTCCCACAACCAGGGCCACCAATCATCGCCACCGCCGCCGCGCGCGATCACCCGTTGCACATCGTCACCACCCACCGGCACCGGGGCGCGCGTCGAGCGTGGCAACGCACGGGCCACCTCATGGGGTTGGTACACCTCGATCACGTTGCGCCCCCTATCCGAACAACCACAAGGCGCCGCCGTCATCGTTGTGGGCACGCCACACCGCGAGCGATGCCGCAACTAAGGGCGACAGATCGGTGGAGGGCGAACGCCGCGCCCACGTGAACGCGTCACCCCGTTGGCGCCGTCGAGCGCCCGCCACCGCGTCATCGAGCACATCACTCGGGCGCACGTGCACGGTGCCCTCCACGATGTGATCGAAAAACGTGCCCGCGGCCAACGTCATTTCGTGATCGGTGGCCACGTACATCGGCAACCCGGCCCGTTCTAACGATGCGATGAGGGTGCCCGCGGGGCCACCGCCGTGCAACACCACCGACCGCACGTCATGGTGGTGGCCGAGGTCGACCAATCGCTCGACCGCCCACGCCAACCCTTGGCGCCGATCGATGACCTCGACCGCCATGCCCGCACTTGACGCGGCCACGATGACCGCAAAGGTGCGATCGGGGTTGGCATCGAGCGCGAGGTGCAACCCGCCCGAGGGCATGGCCCGTTCATCGATGCACCGCAACCATGAGTGCGCGGGAATCACCGAGGTGTCGGTGCGGGTCCAGACGTTGCCGAACGCGCGCGCAAACTCATGCTCGCTCATCGAGCGTTGCGCGTGCTCGACCACCGCGGGGGCGATGGTGCGGTTGAGCGCGGGCATGATTTCGGGCCACCGCGCCGGGTCATGCGCGTCGTTGATGTCACGGGCCGACCACTCAAAAAACGCGGTGCCGCGGGTCACCCCCCGCTCGACCGCGAGGCGCCCTTGCTCGACCTTGCGGTTGAAATACACGCCATCCTCGGTGCCCATGGTCGAGCACACCCACAATTGCCCATCGGCGCGCGTGGCCATGGCGGGCATGAACGCTTGCTCCCGGCGGTCATCGCCATCATCGAACGCCTCATCGATCACCCCGATATCGAGCACCTTGCCGTGGCTCGATCCAGTCATGCTCGATGCCACCTCGATGCGCGACAGGTCGAACGCCACCGCCTCATCGCCCCCGGATTGGTACACCCGCGTCACCATCGGGGCGAACGGTGACGTTTCCAACACCGGCACCCAATCGTTCAAGAGTTTCTTACGGGCGTCGCGCCCCGTTTGCGCGGAGTAGGCGGCGCGTTGGTAGCGCCCGCACGTGAGCGCGTACACCGCGCACCGCCACACCATGAGCGAGAACATGCGCGTGCTCTTGCCGCCTTGGCGCGGTTCGGTCACCGTCACATCCCGATAGGCGAACGTGCCCGTCTCGGGGTCAATCTCCAAACCGACATCGAGGGGCAAGCGTTGGTGCGGCATCAACTCCCACCCGAGGGTGCGCGCCACCTCGGCCACTTGGGGGCCGAGGGTGTCACGCGCCGGGGTGCGGGGTGTCGCGAATCGCGGTGATGCGTTCAATGAGGGCATTGCCTTGCGCCTCGATGTGGTCGAGTTTTCTGAGCGCGGTGAGCGCGGCGAGGTGAGCGCGGGCGGCGCTCGATGCCTCGGTGCTCCCGGCAGGGGCATGGTCGAGGTTGCGGGCGGTGGTGAACGCGTGCGCGATGAGGGCAGTGTCAACGCGCTCGATGCGGCCGGTGTCGCGCAATGCCCGCACGGTGCGGGCGACGGCACGTTGGTTGTTGGGTTTCATCACCACACCCGTGACGGGTTGGGGTTGGTGCGGCGACGGTTGCGAACGCGGGCAATCATCGTGCCGTCACCGAAATTGCACCGGGGGCACTCGGGCAACAACTCGCAACACCCGGTGCCCGCGTGATGGTCATGCAACGCGCGGGGCGGGTTGTGACCCACCGTGCTCGCGATGCGCCCGCACCCCCGCCAACAAAACGGTTTCGGTTCCATTGCCCGCAACCGCGCCCACGCATGGCGATGTTCGGAATCCTTGCGCATCCCCGGCACGTCAACGCGCCCGAATCGGCACGGGTGCGTGCGCACGTGCATGGGCAATCGCATTTGCGCCTACACCGACACCAACAGGGACGGTTACGGTCCCACGATGGAGAACGCGCCGGTGGCTGCGGGTGTCGGGGGGGGTGTGTA